AAAGGTAGGTACTGATGAATGGGTTTTATTTGGAGATATAACAACTTAGAAAAATGGCAAATGCAAATGGATGGGGCGACGGTGCTTCAAATAATAATATAGGATGGGGAAAAGGTGCTGATAATGCCATAGGCTGGGGTTCGGTTTATTCCGTTTCTGAAGCTGGTGCAACTGATATTATAGGAACTCCAGCGGTTGACCCAGACGCACAAGCATTCATTACAGCGGCTGCAATAACAAACCCAACACAACAAGCAGCAATCAATACTTTGGTAGTTGATTTGAAAGGTTATTCAATATGGACTAAGTTCAAAGCAATTTATCCTATTGTAGGAGGCACAGCATCACAGCACAAATTCAATCTTAAAGACCCAAGAGATTTGGACGTGGCATTTAGGTTGAATTTTGCAACTGGGTGGACACATTCAGCTACTGGAATGACACCTTTATTTACATTTGCGAATACTTTTTTAATACCAAATTCTGTTTTGTCTTTAAATTCAACTCATATATCAGGGTATGTTAGGAATAACTTAAGTGTTACCGCACCAATTTTATCCGCTGAAGATGCTACTACATATAATAATGGGTTGTATATTTGGCCACGATGGTCTGGTGGTTATTCAGTAAGAACAAATGACAACACTTCTCAAGCGGGAGCAAGTACAGATTCAAGAGGTTTTCATATAACTTCAAGAACAGCATCTAACTCAAAAAAATATTACAAAAACAACGCTACAATTTTTTCATTAACAACAGCATCTACGGCTTTAAATGTTAGTAGCATATATATTGGAAGTTCAAGAAACAATACAAATTATAGTTTATTTGAAACAGCCTTCGCTTCAATAGGTGACGGCTTAACAGATACAGATGCGGCTAACTTTTACACAGCAGTTCAAGCATATCAAACAACTTTAGGAAGACAAGTATAATGGAAGGACGAATAGTAACAAACCAAACAGCAGAAGAACTACAAGGAGTATTCTTTGACGCAGATACATTCTTTAATTTTGTTCAAGATATTAATGATGTATATTTTTTATTTTTAAGTGAATCAGATGAGTTAGATATAGCTCCAACTCAATACGCTTATTTATTAGATATACCATTGAGTCCATTTGAACCAAAACCTACACCACCACCTTTTGAAAATTAATTATGAAAATGATACCTATAACACAATTTATTGAAGTGATAAAAAAACAAGGCGCTATTGGAGTTTTAGCGTTATGGCTTGCGTACACGCATTTTGAAGTACAAGACGTAAAAGACCGTTTATACAACTGTTTAGATAAAAACGAATATTACAATAGAAAACCTATTGAAGAAAAACAACCGACTTTACCAAGTGTAAAAAGTGATACGGTTGCCGTACTTGAAAATAAAAACCGTAAATTAGCGAAAAAATAATTTATGACAAACGTAAAGAATTACACGGATAAACAACTTTTAGACAAAGCAAAGAGTTTAGCTACGTTTAAAAGTATTCCAGCTGGTATATGGCTTTTATTTGTACGTTCAAACGAAGATGCTAATAATGTTTTTGACGATAAAGTGTATATCTTTAAAAGCGAAGCCTTTCAGTTTGTTACTTCATGCACAACAAACAAAGGAAACAAGGGAACGGCTGTAATGGAGTTTGATCGTTGGAATTATGACTCACACGCTTACGGACTTCACAGAGGCAAAATGGAGGCACTTAGACAAATAAAAGGTGTTCCATATCGTAGAGACTTTACAAACGACCTTAAAACGAATCCCACTACTGAAATAAAAACGGATAATATTTTCATGAATATTCACGGTGCAACTTATAATAAAGGCAGTCAACAGGTAGCTACTCAAATTGGTGGTTGGTCTGAAGGGTGTTTAGTATTAAATAATAATACAGATTACGAAAGAATGGTAAAACTTGCAAAAGATTACCCAAGTATTTCAACTTGTTTAATAAACGAATTTTAAAAATGGCAAAGAAAAAAATTACAATTGACACGGATAATTTAGACGTGAATTTAGAAAAAGACGGAACGAGCTTAAAAGTAGATATTGACACAAAGAACGTAGATATTAAAATAGTACGTGACGAAATAAACAAAGAATTTAATTTAGATTCTAAAAACATTGATATAGATATTAAAAAGACGCCCGACGGTGTCGAGGTGAAAGTCGATGCCCAAGGCGCACTTTGGAAGGCAATTGCTAAAAGAATAGTGAAATTTATTTTAAGACGTTTCAAAGTAGGAAAATAATTTTTTATATTTGTACGCATTTCATACGATGCTTTGTTTAATTTATGATTGACCCCTATTTCGGTAGGGGTTTTTTTATTTATTTGAAACTTTTTTTAAAATATTTCGTTTAGATAGTTGTTATATTAATTATTTATATTAAATTTGTTGAAATATTTAAACAAGCATTATGAAAAAACAAACAGGAATTTTAATTAACTCAATAATTATTTTGTTGGGTGCTAACTACGAAAGCTATTTATTATTAGGTGCTGGCGTATTATGTTTATCTTTAGTATTAATTTCTAAAACTAAAAGAGATGAAGCCACAAATTAAAAACGCGGTTAACACGTATTTTCCGCACCGTCCTAACGTAACATATTTAAAGCGCAAATGGATGAATAAAATTTGTCCTGAAGATAAAGGCGGTTCCTTCAACGAAAAGCTATACAATGATTATTTAGACGCAATAATAAATTACACAAAATGAACTGGCAAATTAAGAAAAAACGGACAAAGCAAGTTACAGTTACGTTCGAGTGGACTGAAAAAGGCGATTTAATATCTATTTTAAGCGATTTAAGCGCATTAATTAGCTCGGGAGTAGAAACGTACCACAACCAAAAGAAAAGCATTCTAACGGCAGATAAATGGCACGAAATAGAATTTAGCCAAAAGTACGTCGATAAAATTCACGAAGAAGTAGAATCCGATATTAATGGAGAATTGAAATTAGTAATAAAAAGTAAGATATGAAAACAGCAGTAGAATGGTTGGAAGAAATGTTTAACAATTCGGAAATTCCGAACAGTTCAATGTTATTCAAACAAGCCAAAGAAATGGAGAAAAATAATACTGATAATAAAGTTATTCACTTTGAAGAATGGTTAACTAAAAAACATACATCTACATTAATTACTTTGTATGAACATTTTGAAGAAGAATACTACAATGAAACCTTTAAATCAGAATAGAATGGCAGAAGAAGCAAAAATGGCTTTATTACTGGCTGCGGTTGGTTTTATAGCAATAGTAATTGGATCTATTTATAATAAAATAAACGAAAAATGAAAACAGAAGTAACTTTAAAAGAATTGTATTTAACGCGTACGCCTTTTGCTATTATAAAAGCGGAAGAGTTTGGCGGCACAATTTACTCTTTAGTATTTAGAAATCAGGGAATCAAAACATTTGAAATAGAAAAAGACGAAATAAACTATTTCTTTACTATTCAATCTAAGGCTAAGAAAATAGATTTTGGATATGAAGGTAGCGTGTTTGAATTCTTTGACTTTAAAAACAAGTTGAGCGTAGTAACACGACATCAATTTATTGAAGGTTTAAAACGTGGTGTAAGATGAAAGTAAGACGTAATTTAACACGGTATCACCACCAGCCTTTAACGGTGCGTAACAATAGAGTATTTCAATACTGGAAAAGAAAAGTTTTAAAAAAATGGATTAATAATGAATTTGATTAATTATGAAAGTATATTATTTAACTGAAGTAGAAAGAATCCACGATCAACAAACGAATTTAACGTATTACAGAGCGTTTTATTCAAATGGATTATTAGAAATAGACGAAATATTTGAAATTAATTCTGCAATACCAACAGTAATTATAAAATAATTTGTATATTTGCCTATCTGAAATGACAACCACATGAACAGAAAGACTTTTTTATTAATCCCTGTACTCGAAATGCCTCGTGGTTGTGGCTATTGGTACGGGGATTATTTTATAAATAACAACCATGATAAATCAACACGGATGGATAAAACTCCATAGGCAAATTCTCGAATGGGAATGGTATTCAGATAATAATTGTTTTAGGTTATTTCTTCATTTGCTTTTAAAAGCTAATCACAAAGAAAAAAGATTTAAGGGTATTGAATTAAAAGTTGGTTCTATTGTTACCAGCCGCGACTTACTTGCACGTGAAACGGGTTTAAGTTCACAACAAATTAGAACAGCGTTAAATAAGCTAATTTCAACCAACGAAATAACCAGCAAAACAAGTTCGCAAGGCACTATATTACAAATAGTTAGCTATGAAAAATATCAAGTAGTAACCAACGAAATAACAAACGAGCAACCAACGAGCAACCAACAAGTAACCACTAACAAGAATATAAAGAAAGAAAAGAAAGAAATATATATACCTGAATTTTCTGAATTTTTAGAATATGCAATTTCACAAGTTCCAACCGTAAACAAAGAAGATGTTAGACTAAAATACGAAAGTTGGAAAGTAAACGAATGGAAAGACGGCAACGATAAAAAAATTATGAATTGGAAAACGAAATTAAATAATACTTTGCCTTACATTCGTAAAGACGAATTCAAAACTTATACACCTAACATAATACACGAATAAAATGTATAAAAGACTAAGCGACCTACAAACGGAATTACACAATATAAGGCACGAAAAGAACGTACGCGGTAATTCAATAGGCTGGACTTTCGACCAAATACCGTACACGGTTAAAGAAGGGTGTACAACTTATATAGGAGCAGCACCAGCAAGTGGTAAAACGGAAATATGGTTCGAGTTTCTAATTAATTTAAGTTGCTTACACGGTTGGAAACACGTAATATTTTCCCCTGAAACGGGTAACGCTGCGGAAATATACGCGGAATTATGCTATAAATATATCGGAAAACCGTACACAATAGGCGAAAATAACATGACACAAGGCGAACAAGTGGCTGCGGAAATGTTTGTTAACGATCATTTTATAGTAATTGACCCTATCGATGAAGATTTAACGCTTGAAAACTTTTATAAATTAGTAGATGAAATTGAACGTACGCAAGAAATAACAATTAACACAACTACAATAGACCCCTGGAATGAACTTACTGAAGAATACATACATTCGGACTTAGGACGCGAGGACAAATATTTAAGTAGAATTTTAGGAATGGCACGTAAAAACGCCCGAAAGACGAAAAGACATAATTGTATTATAAACCACGTACGCGACCAAGCACCAGTAACACAAAACGGACATACATTTTACCCTATGCCAACGGCGCGTGACTTCGCTGGCGGTCAAGTGTGGTTTAGAAAAGGTTTAACTGTTTTAATTCCTTGGCGGCCACCAGCTGGAGTAATAGATAGCGAAGGTAATCTATACGAAGAAAACGAAGTACACTTAAAAGTGGCTAAAAGTAAGCCTAAGGGCGTTTCAAAAAACGGTACTTACAAAATGTATTTAGACGTTGAAAAATATCAATACTATATAAAAGACATGGTAGGAAATAAAATATACGCTAATCGAAGTAAACACGAATTAAAGCCAGTTTCAAACAGTTTCCCGGTACGTAATCCTGATATTGTAAACGGAAAAGAATTACTTTCGTTTAGCGAACGAATGAAGCAAGGCGCATTTGAAGAATTAAAACCAATTGAAAACGCAAATGGCGAAATGACTATGCCATTTTAAATTAAGAAATATGACACCTAAAAAAAAAGCATTTGAATTAAAGTATAAATATTCTAAATTATTAGATTTAAAAAGCACTGATGAATTAGTTTTACAATGCGCATTAAGTGCGGTTGATGAAATTAACGAAGCATTGGATAGGGTTTTGTTTCCTAATCCTTTTGAACAATATTGGAACGAAGTAAAAAACGAAATACAAAAAATATGAGTTTAGAATTTATAAAACGTAAAGCTGGTTTAAACGTAGTTTACTGGAAGATAAAATTTAGCTTAGATAATATCAAAGAAAAACACGAACACCGTACCGACCTAATTAATTCAATGGAAAAAAGCCTAACCGAAGTAGGTGAAGCGGTGCAATATTTAAACCACGTAGATAAAATGTTAATGGCTACGAATAGACGAAACCACGAATTAGAACTTGAAAACATAATGTTAAAACAAGAAAATAAGAGTTTGAATAAGCATTTAGAAATGTTAATAAGCGGTGAAATATGAAGCCAAGAAAATGTAAGTATTGTAAACAACCCTTTGAACCCTCCGTGTTTTTGCAAAAAAATTGCTTCGACCCTAATTGCGTAACTGAATGGATACAAGATGTAAAACAAAAGAACTGGCAAAAGAAAAAAGCGAAGTTAAAATTAGACTTAATGACTGTCCAGGACTATATAAAATTAGCGCAGCAAGTATTTAATAAATATATTCGTTTACGTGATGCTGGGAACGTTTGTATTTCGTGTCAAAAGAAACCATTAAAAGAGAATGCGGGACACTTCTACAATGCAAATAATCATTGGTCGGTACGTTTTGATGAACGCAACGTACACCTTCAATGCGAACACTGCAATACGTATCTTTCGGGTAACTTAATTTACTACCGTGAAAACCTATTAAAGAAAATAGGAATAGAAGAGTTTGAGAATTTAAGTGCTGAAGCTACAAAAACACGAAAGTTTACAATTGAAGAACTAAAAGAAATTATAGCAACTTATAAAAAAAAATGTAAGGAATTAGAACTATATTAATAATTTATATTACTTTTGACAAACAATTAAAAACAAAAGGTTATGAAAGCAAAGAAATTCGATTTAAAAGCAACTGATTCTGAATTCACGAAAGTAAAAATTACAGGATCTGAAAGCG